AAAGACAATTATATTTACAGGTATGTATTAGTAGACAGATTTCAAAATGATGGTAAGAATCATTATGGTTTTGACACTAAACAAGAAAAGACAACAGAAGAAATTTTTGCGTTAAAAAGTAATAGACAAATCAGACGTAAATATATAATAAGGAAGTAATATGGCATCAGTAGTAGGAATATGTAATGGAGCATTAAATCAACTGGGAGCTACAACCATACTTTCATTAAACGAAGATTCAAAAAACGCTAGACTTTGTAACACTAGATATGCAGAAGTAAGAGATGCAGTATTTAGATCACATCCTTGGAATTGTTTACAAGTAAGAGTAGAGTTACCGCAATCAACTACAACACCACCTTGGGGTTTTAAATTTAAATATGATTTACCCGGTGATTCTTTAAGGCTACTTAGAATATTAGAATATGATTCAGATCATAAAGTAGAAGGAAGAAGTATTTTATCTAATAGTGAGACTATGAAAATTTTATACATTTCAAGAGTTACTGATCCCAATCAATATGATGAGTTATTAAGAGAAACTTTATCTTCAGCATTAGGTGCAGACATTGCTTATGCAATTACATCTAATAATACTACTTCACAAAATATGATTGTATCATACCAAGAAAAATTAAGAGATGCTAGATTTGTAGATTCAACAGAAGGATATAATGTTAATCCGGATAATGGAATGACAGATGTTGTTGGTGCTGATACTTTCATTAACTCAAGATATTAATAATGGCTAGAGTAGCTGCACAACTTACAAACTTCACAGCAGGTGAATTATCTCCACGTTTAGATGGAAGAAATGATTTAGCAAAATATTCAGCAGGATGTGCAACTGTAGAAAATATGGTTATCTATCCTCATGGAGCTGCTGCTCGTAGACCCGGAACACAATATGTTGCTTCAGTAAAAACACCAGCTAACAAAACAAGATTAATACCTTTTGAATTTTCAACTGAACAAACTTACATATTAGAGTTTGGCAATCAGTACATAAGATTTTATAGAAACAATGGTCAAATAGAATCTGGTGGATCAGCTTATGAAATATCTACACCTTATTTAACAGCAGAATTATTTGATATTAAATTTGCACAATCTGCTGACGTTATGTATATTACGCACCCCAATCATCAAACTAGAAAGCTATCAAGAACAGGTCATACATCATGGACTTTAGCTGCAGTTGAATTTACTAATGGACCATACTTAGATGCTAATACATCTACAACAACAATAACTATGTCTGCTCATACTGTAGGTACGGGTAGAACTATGACAGCAAGTGCTAATACATTTGTTTCAACAGATGTTGGTAGACAAGTTAGATTTAGAGATGGTTATGGAATAATAACAGCTTTTACAAGTGCTACAGTTGTAACTATAGAAATATTAATAGACATGGGTTCATCATCTGCATCTACTGATTGGTCATTAGGATCATTTTCTACAACAACAGGTTTCCCATCTTGCGTATCATTCTTTGAACAGCGATTAGTATTTGCTGCAAGTATTAATAATCCACAAACAGTTTATTTTTCTAAATCTGGTGATTATGAAAATATGGATGCTAACATTGGTGGAACTGTTGCAGATGATGATGCTATTATTTATACAATCGCATCTAACCAAGTAAACGCAATTCGTTTTTTAACTTCTGCTAGAACTTTAATTATAGGTACTGCAGGGGGTGAATTTGTTGTATCTGGGGGTGGTGATAATAATGCTGTAACTCCTACAAACATTATGATTAAAAAACAATCTAATCATGGTGCAGCAAACGTAGATGCAATATCAGTTGGTAACGCAACATTATTTTTACAACGTGCTAAAAGAAAAATTAGAGAACTAGCTTATAACTTTGATGTTGATGGTTATATTGCTCCAGACTTAACTATCCTTGCCGAACACATTACTGAAGGGGGTATTATTGAAATGGCATATCAAGAAGAACCTTTAGCAATTTTATGGTGTGTTAGAGATGATGGTGAATTAATTGCTTTAACATATCAAAGAGAACAAGAAGTAGTTGCTTGGCATAGACATATTCTTGGTGGTGTATTTGGAACAGGTAATGCAGTAGTTGAAAGCGTTGCAGTAATTCCAACAGACGATAGTGAGTATGAATTATATATGATTGTTAAAAGAACTATTAATGGTGCAACTGCAAGATATGTAGAATATTTACACACATTTAACTTTGACGAAACAGATAACACTTCATTTAATTTTTTAGATTCTCAATTAGGTTTAAGCAAATCACAAACAACTTTAACAGCAGGTATTAATGCTACAGCTACAACTGTTCCTGTTGCTTCTGTTTCTGGTTTATCATCTTCTGGTAAAATAAAAATTGGCGGAGAAATAATTTCATATGGTGCAATATCAAGTCTCAACTTAACAGGATGTACAAGAGGTCAAAATATAACTACAGCAACATCTCATGCTTCTGGTGCTGTTACAAAAGAAGTTGTAAATATTATAGCTGGGTTAAATCATTTAGAGGGACAAACAGTTTCTATATTAGTAGATGGTGCAACTCATCCAACTAAAGTAGTTGCTAGTAATCAAATAACTTTAGATAGATTTGGAACAGATGTTAAGGTTGGATTACAATATACATCAATATTAAAAACAATGAGAATAGATGCTGGATCACAAGATGGTACTTCACAAGGTAAAACTAAAAGAATATATGAAGTTACTGCTAGACTATTTGAAACAGTTGGTGTTGAAGTTGGACCAGACTTAAACAATATGGAAAGAATACCATTTAGAACTTCTGCTAATCCTATGGATCAAGGTATTCCACCATTCACAGGTGATAAAGAAGTAGAATTTAGAGGAAATTATGATACAGATGGTTTTATGATGGTAAGACAAACGCAACCTTTGCCTTTAACACTTTTATCATTATACCCAAGATTGGTAACTAATGATGGATAATAAATTGCATATAACACCTTATACAAAAGAACATGGAAGATTTATATTATCTTGTCAAATGAATCATAAAATTTTAGAAGCTGATTCAGAATATATAAAAGTTATGGGTGATGCTCAAAACTTAGAACAAGATCATTTAGCTTTTACAGGTATTGTAAATAATAAACCTATCTTTGCAGCAGGTATGAAAATGGTTTGGGGTCAAGTTGCTGAAGGTTGGGTTATTGCTACAGATGAAATGTGGAAACATCCAATAGGTGTTGCTAAAGCAATTAAAAAAGATTTTGCTAGAGTTGCAAAGGAACATAATATAAAAAGAGTACAAAGCGGAATTAGAAAAGATTTTAAAGAAGGCATAAGATTTGCCGAATGGTTAGGATTAGAAAGAGAAGGCTTAATGAAAAACTGGGGATTTGACGGATCAGACCAATACTTATATGCGAGGATATTTTAATGGGATCAGTAGCACCAATGATTTTTGCAGGAGCAATGGGAGCAGCTCAATACCAAGCTCAAGGTAAAATTGGTAAATACAATCAATCAGTTCAAAATAGAAATGCTCAAGTTCTTGAAGGTCAAGCAACACAAATAGAACAAAAAGCAGAATTTGATGTAGCTCAATTTCAAAAACAATTTAGAAAATTAGAAGGTGAAACTACAGTTGCTCTTGCAAAATCTGGTGTAGAACTTGGAACTGGTAGTGCTTACAATATAGAACTTTCAAATGCTTATGAAGCAAGATTACAAGAAAATTTAATTAAATATAATTCACAAGTTGCTGCAAACAATAAAATGGAAGAAGCAAACTTTGCAAGAATAAGTGGTACTATTGCAAAAAATGAAGCTAAGATGGCTCAAATATCAACAGTAGCACAAACAGGAACAAGTCTATTAGCAATGAGGAACGCATAATGCCAAAAATACCTACATTTGAAGCAACAGGATCAATAGAACAATTAGCTGGTACTACATCTAATATTAAACTTGGTTTAAATAATACTTTAGCTAATGCTTTAGAGCCAGTAACAAAAGCTGTTGTTAATCATAGAATAAAAGAAAATGATTTACAGAATAGAACAGAAGCTCTTAAATTAGAAAATGATTTTATTAATGATATGCAATCTGTTTATGAAGAAGCAAATATATTATCAAATAAAGAACAAGCACAAAATATTGTAAAAACAAAATCAAATACTTTAATAGAAAAATATGGTTCATTAGCAACTAATAATTCTACTAAAACTTTATTTAATAATTATGCTTTATCTGAAGTTCAAAAAGGAAGTTTTAGAACCAATAGTGCAATTTCAAGAAACATTTTAGTTGAGTTAGATAACAATGTTAATTTAAAAAAAGAAAGATTATTAACAACTGCTTTTTTAGCAGATGGTGCTTTTGATTATGGAGTTTTAACAACTGATTTACAAAAATTATATACAGATAATTATAGTACAAGAATATCTAATGCTGAATTAACAAAATTAGTTGAAGGTATACCGGGTGAAATTAAAGCCTATGAAGCAACTAATGATATAAATAACAATCCTAGGGGAGCATTAGAAAATTTATTAGATGAAAGTAAATATGAAGGATTAACTTTAAAAAATAGACAATCATTAATTAAAGATGCAAAAAATATTTTATCAAAAGAAATTGATAATGATTGGAAAAATCATATAGCTGCTTCAGCAAAAGGAATAGAAACTGTACCATTTGATTTAGAATTTGCAAAAAAAGTATTACCACCAGAAACAATAATAGAAATGGAATCTCAACTTGAAATAATAGGTGGTGATTATGCTAAACAAAAAATTCTCAACTCTATTCCTTCTAAAGATTTAGAATTAACTGTAAAACAATATGAACTTGAAATAGATACTCAAGTTAAAGCTGGTACTTTAGATTTTATAATAGGAGAAAAAAGAAAAGATTATTATAAAGGTATAGCTAAAGATAGACAAGAATTATTGTCAAGCGATCCTGTAACTTTTGTAACAGAAAATAATAATGATATTAAATCTGCTTTAGAAACAATAGAATCTACAGAAGATTTGACGCAAAAAAATATATTACAATCTCAATTAGCTACATCATTAATTACTGCTCAAACAGAATTAGGTGTTCCTAAATACGAACAAAAAGTAATGACTACAGATCAATCACAAAGATGGGTAAATAAATATAAAAATGGTGATGAAAATACTAGAGTAGCTATGTTACAGGGTTTAGAAATGCAATTTGGAGATTTAAACAATAAAGCATATCAACAACTATTAGCTGATGGTTTGCCAGAAACTGCTATTCTTTCATCTTATTTTCAAAATGCAGAAATGACTAAATCTTTTTTAAGTCTTGATAGTGAAGATAAAAGAACAAATTTAAAACAATGGGGAGCTGATAATGGTGCTAAACTAACAAAAATAAGAAAAGATATAAGAACAGATAAATCTATAAAACTTTTTGAAGATATAGTTGCTGAAAATGGTGGAGCAAATAGTGCTGCTACTGTAGATCAAATGGAAAATATTGTAGAAATATTAAGTTATTATACTATAAATGATATGTTTGTTAATGGTAGTTCAGAAAATGCTGCAAGAAAAAAAGCTATAGGAATTATTAAAGATAATTTTCAAAGAGAAGATACTTATTATATTCCTAAAATTTGGAATGGTAAAAAATTTAGTCAAGGTCACGTAGATGGTGTTGTTGATAAAGCACAATTAATACAAGATCATTATTTAGAACAATTTAATGCTGTAGCATTTGGTTCAGAAAAAGATGAAACTCTTACTGTAGATATAGAAAGTGATTTTAATATTAATATAAAAGATAATGGAGAATGGAGAAACACAGCAGATGGTGAAAGTTTAATCTATGGTGTAATATTATCTGATGGTGAGTTTGCTCCTATAAAAAATGCTAATGGTGATTTTTTACAATTTTCATTTGATGATGATAGTTATATACTACCCGGAACTGATATAAAAATGAATATAACTCTTAATAATTTTATACCAGAAGATGATAATTCAGCTGCTTTACCAACAGATACTTTGCAGTTTGATGAAAATTCACAACCTCAATTTGCAAGTTTAAAAAATGAATCTAAATTAATAGGTTTAAATGATACTACTGGTAATTTAAATTTTGTAACAAAAATTTGGTCAAAATATTATCAAACAAGCAGAAGTAAATTAAAAGAGTTAAATGCAATGGCAAAATTAACATTACCTTACACAGTTCCAGAAGATGCTTTAAATTCAATAAATAAAGCTGCAAATATTTTTGAAGGTCAAATGGTAACTGATGGAAGATTATCTAAAGAAATTATTGTAGATTATTTATCAAAAATTGGACAAATAGAAACAGAATATAAATATAAAAAACAAAAAGGAAATTATATAGAAAAAACTAAATTTCTTGCCAGATCATATTGGCAGGTAGAACCAAGAAGTGCAGAAAGTTTAATAGAAGAAAATTTAAAAACAGACAATCCTTTATTTGGAAACAAATTTGAAACAACATTTAGAAAATCTTATCCAAAAGGTAATTCTGTTTTAGAACATTTATCAACTTTATCTCAAAAAGAATTAGCAAAAACATTAGAAAATGATTCAGATTTAGCTGCAACTATGGCTGCTGCTGATTTAATTACAAAATTAATAAACGCAAAAAGCATAAATATTTAATATGGCACAATTAGGTTTTAAGTTAGATGTAAGCACTTCAGCACAAGATAATGGTTATGATAGATATTCTAAAAGTTTAACAGAAACATTGGGTGCTATTGCTTCAGATAACTGGGAATACAATCCTTTAGAAGCAACAAAAACACATAGGTCTTTAAATGTTGCTGAAAGAGAATCTATGAGAGAAAATGAATCTCGTATTAACAGACAAGAATTAAATAAAGAATATTCTGATTTAGGATTATATTTTAAAGAAGATGAATATCAATCAGTTGTTGATATTATGGTAGAAAAAAAAGAAGAAGAAAGAGCAAGACAAAGTGTTATTAGTAGAGGTCCAGCAGGTTCTTGGAATCCTTTTTCTAGTGGATTTTATGTTGGTGCTGCAAAATTTGGTACTGGTTTAGCTGTAAGTATGCTTGACCCTATTAACATTGCGGCTTCTTTTGTTCCTGTATTTAGAGAAGCAAGATTTGCGGCTTTAGCTGCTAGAACAAGTTTGAGAACTGCAAGACTAACAAGAGGTGTTGTAGAAGGTGCAGTTGGTGCAGCTTTAGTTGAGCCATTAGTTTATAGTGCTGCTAAAAGAGTACAGGCAGATTATGGTGCAGTAGATAGTTTACTTAACATTACTTTTGGATCAATACTTGGTGGTGGACTTCATGTTGGTGTTGGTAAATTAAGAGATATTAAAACTGCTCGTAAATTTAAAAAATTTAGAGAAGATGTAAAAAGAGTAAGAGAAGAATCTGGAATAAAATCAGACGAAGCAGAACCAGAATTAAATTTATTTAAAGAATATTATCCAGAAAATGGTGATTTAATGATGAAGTTAGAAAAAACTGATCCAAGAACTAGAAAATTATTATTAGAAAAATCTTTAGGAGACTTATTAATGGATGAACCTGTGGATGTAGGTCCAGTTGTAAATGCTGATCCAATTTTAAGAACTGCAGAAAATAGTTCACCAACATTAGAAACAAGCACTAGACCCAAAACAAAAGCAGATGATGTAGAATTAAAAACTTTAGAAGAAAATGTTGTTGCAAAAAATGATGCAGAAACTGATGTTGAGATAGAAACATTAAATTTTCAATTAGAAACTATTAGAAATAATCAAAAAGATGCAAACTTTAAATTTCAAGATGGTGCTGAAGATTCATCATTAAAAACAGCAACAGAAGAGTTAGACGAACTTAATACAAAGAAAAAAGAATTAGATGAAGTAGTTGCAGATTTTATTAATTGTTCTAATGGGAGAAGCTAATGGCTAAAAATAGTTGCGTAGTAAGAGTAGAAAATTTATTAAAAAAATCTTCTATTGCAGGTACTAAAAAAGAAGAAATAATAAATTTAATTAAACAATCATTAGCAGAAAAACAATTAAGTAATATTGATGAAATTAGTGTTGATAAAATTTCTAAAGAAATATCAGAACAAATTAAATTACAAAAAAAAATTAATAAAAGAAATGCTATAGAAAATGAAGTTAAGGTTAGAAAATTAACAGAATTAGTTTTAACTGAATTTCCAGATAATCCATTGGAAGGTTTAACTGCAATACTTGTGGGATCAAACGAAAGAGTAACAGCTTCAAGATCATCAGCAGCTGTACAACAAAACGCAACTGTTAATCAATTAATTGTTGGATTTAATGCAAAATTAAGAGCTGCAAAAGTAGATAAACTTTTTGAAAAAGGTTTAGATAATATGACAGAAGCTGAAGTACAAAGAAGAGTTACAAGAACTATGTTTGAATTAGGTCAAGAACCTGTTGGTGGAGACAAACCTAAAATAACAGAAACTAATCAAGATATTATAAAATTAGCAGAAGTTATGGAAAGTTATTCTGAAATGATTAGACAAAAATTAAATGATAGAGGAGCTAACATTTCAAAAATTTGGGGATATATTGTAAAGCAATCACATGATCCATCAAGTATTAGAAATGCTGCAGCTATCTTAGGTATAACAGATATAAAAACTGATCCATCTTTAACTTTAAAAAAAGATATAAATTACAATAAAAATTTTCAAGCATGGAAAAATTATGTAATGAAAAAATTAGATTCTGATAGAACATTTGCAAACACAGATGATGTTGATGAATTTATGCAAGAAGTTTATAATTCTTTAGTAGGTAATAAATATTTAATTGCAGATGGTGTTGCTAATACTTATGGAACAAGATCATCACAAGATGTAGCAAAAGGTTCTAAATTTAAAAGAGTATTACATTTTAAAACTGCAGATGATTGGTTTGATTATAATGATAAATTTGGAGTAGGTAATTTAAAAGAATCATTTTTTTCTGGACTACAAACTGCTGGAAGAAATCTTGGAATAATAGATAGTTTAGGTACAAAACCTAAAGAAAACTTTGAAAAAATTAGATATGCAGTTCATGATAGATTAAAAAAATCTGGCAAAGATGTACAAGATATAAAAAATTTTAATAAATTTGACAAATATATGAAGGTTATAGATGGTTCTATTTATACTGTAGAAAATTTTGCAGTTGCTAGATATTCAGCAATAGCAAGAACTTTAGCATCTATGGCAAAACTAGGTGGAGCAACAATATCAGCTTTAGCTGATGTAGGTATTTATGGTTCAGAAGTTAGGTATCAAGGTAGATCATTTGTAGGTGGAATGTTTGAAGCATTATCTAGTTTGGCAAGAATAAAAAATACAAAGAAAAAAAAAGAAATAGCTGAAATGTTAGGTTTTATGAATGACAATACAATTTATGATATGTCTGCAAGACATCAAGTTGGTGATAATTTAAATAAAGGTTGGACAAAAGCTCAAAGAACATTTTTTAAATTAAATTTACTTTCTTGGTGGACTAATAGTTTAAAAGAAGGAGCAATGTTAGGTTTGGCAAATTATTTTGCTAGAAATAAAAATTTAGAATTTGGAAAATTAAATAATCAATTACAAGAATTATTTACTATGTACGATATTAATCCTACAAAATGGGATATAATTAGAAAAACTGCAATGGAAAAAGCTGATGATGGTAAAGAATTTATTAACATTGGTTTACTAGATCAAATGTCTGATGCTGATATAAAAAAAGTAACAGGCTTAGATAAAATGACAGATAGACAAATAAGAATTGAAAAAGAAAAATTTAAAGCATCTGTATCTGGAATGTTATTAGATAGATCAATCTTTTCAGTTATTGAACCGGATGCTAGAGTAAAAGGTTTTATGACACAAGGTAAATTAGCAGGAACTGGTTTTGGTGAAGCAATAAGATTTTTTGGTCAATTTAAAGCATTTCCTATTTCTATTGTACAAAAAGTTTTAGGTAGAGAAATGGATTATTTTAAAGGTAGAAAACAAGGAGACATAGGTAGAGGTATAAGAGGTATGGGAGCTTTAATGGTAACTTCTGGAATCTTAGGATATATGTCAATGACTATAAAAGATTTATTAAAAGGAAGATCACCAAGAGAATTGATAGATGAAGATGGAAGCATTAATGGTAAAACAATGATGGCTGCATTTTTACAAGGTGGTGGATTAGGTATTTATGGTGATGTTTTATTTAAAGAAGCTAGAGACAGTTCATCTATTGTAGCTGGATTTGCTGGACCTGTTACATTAACAGCAGCAGATGTTTTAATGGCATTAAATCATGGTATGCACTTAGAAGGTGGCAAGGCTGGAAAAGCTGCTTATAAAGCTGTAACTTCAATGATTCCTTTTTTAAATTTATTTTATATAAAGAGTGCATTTGACCACTTAATAGGGTATCAGATATTGGAAACTATAAATCCGGGTATTTTAGAAAGAGTTGAAAATAGAATGGAAAAAGATTATAATCAACATTTCTTATTTACAAAACCCTCAACAACGTTTAAAGGTTTTTAAGACATGACAGTATCTACAACTATTATTAAAAATTTCCACAATGGTAATGCAAGTACAACTAACTTTGCCTATCAATTTAGAATTTTAGAGGACACCGATCTTTTAGTTATTATCCGTACAAACTCCACAGGAGCTGAAACAACTAAAACATTATCAACACATTATACAGTAGCCGGAGCAGGAGATGCGTCTGGTGGAAGTATAACATTTACTTCTGGAAATATTCCTGCAAGTGGTGAAACAGTTGTAATCAGACGGAATGTCCCGCAAACTCAAGCAATAGATTATATTGCTAATGATCCATTCCCTGCGGAGACACATGAAGAGGGTCTGGATCGTGGTACTATGGTTGCTCAACAAGTGGCAGAGGAATCAGATAGATCAATTAAATTATCAAGAACAAACACAATGACTTCTACAGAATTTACTGTAGGTGCAACAGATCGTGCAAATAAAATTTTAGCCTTTGATGCTTCTGGAGAAATTTCAGTTGTTCAAGAACTTGGAACTTTTAAAGGTAATAGTGCAACAACTACTACAGCAGCTTACGTTGTTAGAGATATAGTTAAATCAACAACTACTGCTCAACTAAACAATATTTATATTTGTATTCAAGCATCACCTATTGGTACTGCTTTAACTAACACATCTTATTGGACTTTAATTGTAGATGCTGTAAGTGCTGCAACAAGTGCTACTGCTGCGGCTTCATCTGCAACAGCTGCGGCTAGTTCTGCAACTGCTGCTACTACTAATGGTGCTGCACAAGTTACTTTAGCGACTGCACAAGTTGCTTTGGCAACTACACAAGCTGGAAATGCTGCTTCCTCTGCTACAACTTCTGGAAACTCTGCAACTGCTTCAGCTAATTCAGCTACTGCTTCTGCAAGTTCTGCAACAGACGCTGCAGCTTCCGCTGATGCTTTTGATGATATTTATCTAGGAACTAAATCTTCTGATCCATCAACAGATAATGATGGTGATGCTTTAGCTGCTGGTATGCTTTATTTTAATTCTACTAATGATATTCTTAGAGTTTATTCTGGTTCAGCTTGGCAAGATGCTGCAATTAGTGCTACTGGTGTTGTAACATTAACTGGCACACAAACTCTTACAAACAAAACTTTAACTGCACCAAAAATAAATGAAGATGTAGTTTTAACTTCTACTGCAACAGAACTAAATTTATTAGATGGTAAAGCAGCTACTAATCTAGCTTTAATAGGAAAACAAGCTGGAACAAATTTTACAGGAAGTTTATTAGTTGGTCATGCAACAACTGGAACTTTAAATGATGCTCAAAAAAATACTGGAGTTGGTCTTGCAGCTTTAGATGCTTTAACTTCTGGAGATCAAAATACAGCAGTTGGAAATGAAGCTGGTACTGGAATTACTACTGGACTTCGTAATGTAGCTATCGGAGATGATGCTCTTAAAGATTTAACTACTAATAGTTTTAATACAGCAGTAGGTGCAACTGCTGGAGAAAACACTACTGGACAAAGAAATACATATTTAGGATTTGCTGCTGGAGATAATATTACAAGTGGTTCTGGTAATGTAATTATTGGTTCAACTGTTGATGCTCCTTCTGCAACTGGTTCAAGACAATTAGTAATTGCTGGTATTGATGCTAGTACAACTACAACTTGGATAAGAGGAGATAGTAATGGTCAAGTTAAATTAACTTCTGGTTATATTGCAGAAGTAGCTTTAACAGATGCTGCAACTATTACTTGGAACGCAGCAACTCAACCAGTAGCTAAAGTAACACTTGGTGCTAGTAGAACTATGGGATTACCAGCTAATCCAGTAAGTGGTCAATTTATATCATTACTTATTATTCAAGATGGAACTGGTAGCAGAACTATAACTTGGAACGCAGCATACGAATTTGCAGCAGATACTGCACCGACATTAACAGCAACAGCTAATCTTGGCGACTTATTTACATTTAGATACAATGGTGCAAAGTGGTTAGAGGTTGGTAGAAATTTAGCATTAACATTATCATAGGAATATTATGTACGCATTAGTAACAGACGGAACAATCACAAAATACTTTAACAATCCTAAAGGCTTTACTCTAGGAGATTTACAATATCCTAAAGACATATTTATGAAATGGTCTGTAGAAGAAAAAGAAGCTATTGGAATTTATGAAGTAGTATTTGATGATAGCAATAAAAAAGATGAAGCATGGTATATTAATACTAATCAATCTTTTGCTTTTGCTAGTGGTACTGTAACTGCAAGTTATGGATCAGCTACTGCTAAAGCACACGCAGATAGAAATGGTACTGACGAAGATGGAGTTGATCTTGATCCAGTTGTAGTTATTGAAGGTTTAAAAACAACATTAATTAGAACTGTTAAAACTCAAGCTGCTGGAATACTTGCTAACACCGATTGGTACATTACAAGAAACGCAGAAAAATCTACTGCTATACCTAGTGCTATATCTACTCATAGAGATGCTGTTAGAACTAAACAAGCTCAAATGGAGACTGCAATTACAAATGCAAGTAACACTCCAGCATTAGAAACTTTATACACATACACAAAACAATCAGATGGTACTGTTACTAGACCATTAGGCGAACTACCAACATTGGAGATTTAATGTCTTTAATTATACCAGCAAACTCAGCTTCAGCAGCAGGTGGTTTTGATGTAGCTAACTCATGTAGGTTTAATAGAGGAGATAGTCCATATTTATCTAAAACATTTTCTACAGATGGTACACACCATGATAAAGGAACAATATCTATGTGGGTAAAAAAAAGTTGTACTGGTGTTGAAACTGGATTGTATCATGCTGGTACAAGTAGTAGAGATTTTTTAAGATTTGAAAGTAATGATACTTTAACTTTTAGAAACACAAGTGGTCATCACTTAAATACTAATAGAGTTTTTAGAGATGTTTCTGCATTTTATAATATTGTTTTAGCCTTTGACAGTAGTCAAGGAACAGCATCAAATAGAGTTAAAATTTATGTTAATGGAGTTCAAGAAACTTCTTTTGCAACAGAAACATATCCAAGCCAAAATAGAGATATGAAAATGATGGCTGCTGAATTACAAAGAATAAGCTCTGATAGTGAAGGTGGAGCAGCACCTTTTATGGACGGTTATTTATGCGAAATAGTAGGTATTGATGGTCAACAACTAGACGCAACATCATTCGGAGAATTTGACGAAGATAGTGGAATATGGAAACCAATAGATGTATCTGGTTTAACCTTTGGTACTAATGGATTTTATTTAAACATGGCTTCATCAACAGAATTAGGAACAGATGTATCTGGTAATTCAAATACTTTTGCAGAAACTAACCTTACAGCAATAGACCAATCTACTGATACTTGTACGAATAATTTTGCAACATTAAATCCTTTATCAACAGTTTTTACAGAAAATATTAGTAGTATGCTTTCAGAAGGTAATACACAATATGATCCAACAGGAAATTATTCTATAGTTAAAGCTACAATACCTTTTCCTCAATCTGGAAAATTTTATATTGAAAGTAAATTAGGAAGTGGAAACCTTGGTGGACAATTTGGTATACAAAGATTACCAGCAACTTCATCTAGTACAAATTCATATTTAGGATATAATACTAATGAAGCAACTTATGTTTATACATATGATGGTAAATTTCAAAGATCAACTGGTGGTTCTGGAGATACTAGGACAGACCTTACAACAGGTCTTACTTCTTGGGGTGCTGGAAATACTTTAGCTATTCTTTTTAATGCAGACGATAATGAAATTAAATTTTACCTACAAGATAGCCTAAAGTACACTTTAGATTTATCTTCTGCTCCACATGGTTATTATGCAAATGATGGTGAATGGGTATTTGCAATTTCAGCTTACGGTAACGATCAAATACATAATGTTAATTTTGGCAATCCATCTGTATCAATCTCATCAGGCAACACAGATGGTAATGGCTATGGAAACTTTGAGTATGCAGTACCTAGTGGATATTATGCTTTAAACACAAAAAACCTATCGGAGTTTGGATAATGGCTTTTAACAAGTTAAAAGGAATATAAATATGGCTTACACAGATATAGACGATCCAACAGAATATTTTGGTACAACTCTTTATACAGGAAATGAAACTGTAAGAGCAATAACATTTGATGGAAATAGTGATTTAGATGTTGATTGGATATGGTTAAAGTCAAGATCATCATCTGGAAACCACCATGTTTATGATACAGTTAGAGGAACACAAAAACATTTAAGAATTAATTTAACTAATGCAGAAGGAACAAATGGTGGAACAGATGGTGTTACTGCTTTTGGTTCTAATGGTTTTACAGTTGGAGCAAATACTGGAAGTAATCAATCTGGTGTAACTTTTGTTGGGTGGGGTTGGAAAGCTGGAACATCATTTACCAATGACGCAAGTGGAACTGGAATAGGAACTATTGATAGTACAGGAAGTGTAAATACTGATGCTGGGTTTGCTATAATTTCTTATACTGCTACTGGAAGTGCTGAAACAATTGCTCATGGATTAGGAACTACACCAGGTCTTATAATTACCAAAAGACGGAATGGTGCTGACAGTTGGTTTGTTTGGAATAAAACATTTTCAGCAACACAATATTTATCAATGGACACAACAAATGCTGTAGGTTCTGCAAGTACAGTTTTTGGAACTTTACCTACTTCAACTGTTTATTCAACTGGTGGAGGTGGTGGAACTGGCACAAATGGTGGTACTTATATAAGTTATTTATTTGCAGAGAAACAAGGCTACTCAAAATTTGGAAGCTACACAGGTAATGGAAATGCTGATGGTACATTTGTTTATACAGGATTTAAACCAGCTTTTACTCTGATAAAAAGAACAGATAGTACAACAGGTGGAAGTTGGATTTTATTTGATAATAAAAGAGGAGCTAATGTTATAAATCCTGTAGATGTTGTTCTAGCAGCATCTAACAATGCTACCGAATCTGATTGGGGTACTACATATGATTGTGATTATTTATCAAATGGTTTTAAGTGGAGGCATGATGGAAGTTCTGGTTATGTTAATGTTTCTGGTGCAAACTACACTTTTTATGCTTTCGCTGAAAATCCATTCGTAACATCAACTGGTGTACCAGCAACTGCAAGATAATTATGGCTAGAAAATCTAACTCTAACTTGGAAGATCACAATGGAATTAGATTAACCTCACATGAAAAAATTTGTGCTGAAAGAATGAAAACTCTTTTTAAATCTATGGATGAAGTTAAAAAAGAAATTAAAGAACTTAGAACTGATATGAACAAAGGCAAAGGAGCAGTAAATTTATTACTTATTCTTGGTGGTTTGGCAGGAATATTAGCAAGTTACTTTAAATGGAATGGCTAATAGAAAAACAAATATAGCTGGTTTAACACAAGAATTGAGAGTACAGTTGCGTCTAGCTGATGATCCAAACATGATAGTATTCACACCATTAGGTGGTAATGGTCCAGTAGATATAGTAACATTAGACCTTACAACTGGAGAATATCAAGGCTATGATGTTAAATGTAAAAATTATAGAAAAAGAGATTACACTCATAAAGATGGTTATAAAAGACAAAGGATTGGTAGCCTTATACATAGAGCCACAACTTCAGAACAAAAGAAACTAAAAGTAAAAATCATATACGAATGAAACTTATATTAACATTAATAATTTTAACTTCAGCAAATTCATTTGAATTAAAACCTTTTGAAGTTCCAATAGGAATGAGTTGTTCTCAACTACATGACAAGCTAGTATACTATGTTAAAAATCCAAACTATGTATCCGGCAATGGTCAAATTTGGATTCAAAGTTTTCATAACAAACAACCAATAGGGGGGTATCTTTGTGAATCTAAGTAAACATTTTAAATTAGAAGAATTTACCAAGTCAATGACAGCTACTCGTAAGGGTATTAATAATGATGCAGGAGCAGGAGATATAAAAAATTTAGAGAATCTTTGTTATGAAATACTTGAGCCAGTTAGAGCTAAGTTTGATAAACCTATAACTATTACATCTGGCTATCGTTCAGAAGAATTATGTGAAGCAATAGGTTCAAAAAAAACCTCACAACACGCAAAAGGTCAAGCAGTAGACTTTGAAATTGCTGGTGTACCTAATATTAAAATAGCTTATTGGTTACAAAACAATGTAGATTTTGACCAGCTTATATTAGAATTTTATAATCCAGATGATAATGCTGGTGGTTGGGTTCATATAAGTTATAATGAAAAAGGTAACAATAGAAAACAAGTTCTAACTTATGATGGTAAAAAATTTGATAATGGTTTACCGGAAATGAAATGGAAAAATGGTGAGGTAAAAGAATAATGTGGATTAGTGCAATAAAATTAGCTATGAACGCTGGTAGTCACATATACAAAAAGAAACAAGAAACTCGTATGAACATTGCTTCAGCACAAGCAAGTCATGCAGAAAAAATGGCAAATGGTGAATTGGAATATAAAGCGAAAGTTATTGAAAGTAATGACAATGGTTGGAAAGATGAATTTGTACTCATTCTCGTATCTATGCCTATGTTGTTATTGGTTTGGTCTGTGTTTTCTGACGATCCAGAGATTCGTATTAAACTAAATTTATTTTTTGAGTATTTTAAACAGCTTCCTTATTGGTATCAAGCAATTTTTATTGGTGTCGTATCGGCAATTTATGGATTAAAGGGTGCTGATATTATGAGAAAGAAATAATGAGTAAAGGTATAATGACAGCATCTGTTAGTCAATACAGTAAGAAAACAAGTTTATTATCACAACAAACAGGAAAAAATGGCAAGAGTAAAGTTCAACACAGCAGATCAACCACACGAAAGAATACCAAAAAAAACAAGTATAGGTAGGAGACCTAAATTATCTTCTATGAATAAGTCTAAGAAACTTCATAAAGGTAAATCAAAAAATCGTGGACAGGGTAAGTAAGATACTGTATTAAAAGGCATATAGGAGATAGATATGTTAAATAAAATTAAAGAAAAAGCTATGCACTACTGGACAGACCATAAAGAAATGGTAATTGTTGTAGGTGTTATATTAATTATCACTATTATTCAATAACATTTAAAGGTGTTACATGAACATAGCAGATTTATTTAAAAAGAATTTTATATTTGTACCAGTAGTAGCTTCCATATTAGTTGGGGGTTTTACCTCTGTTAAGTATGTACTTAACTTAACTCAAACAATTAATGGTAATAAAACAGCAATAACAAAAATATTAGCTGTTGAAGTAAATGATCTTAAAAGAGATTTAAAAATAGAACAAGATAAAACAGCAGATTTAAAAATAAGATTATCTTCTGCTGAAGCTACATGGCAAATGGCAGAGAATTTATATAGAACTTTAGCCGATCAAGTTAGAGAACACAGTTACGATATTAAAGATTTAAATAGGTAATGTATGGAGTGTCTCAGTATGAATTACAAATTTACAGCCATACTTATTTTAATGTTATCAATGCTAACTTTTTTTGCTGATCCCGCTTATCCTAAAAACGAATATTTAAACAATGGATATAATTCTTGTAACACAGGTTCGTTTGATGTTCGTATAGAAACACAAGAGGGAGATAATAAATATAAACATTATAGTCCTTCTAATAATTATAATAGCGAGAATGGAAGAGATTCATTAAGTTTAACTTACAGACATTATTTAGGTTCAGCTTGTACAAAAGAATTTAAAAAAACACAGCAAGAAAATATAGAATTAAAACAACAATTAGAGTTAATGAAAATGTGTGGTAAAGTTAATAAAAATCCTACTTTAAAATACAATCCAAACTTTAATTTAATTGTTGCAAAATGTTCTGGTATAGTAATTCCAGAAAATAAAAGTCCGGATGGTAGCCTTTGGGATGATCTAAAAGATGATTACAAAGAGGAAAACCCAGAGGTTAAAATAATGGGAGATAAATTTATAGGATCAAAAAAAAAATTAAAGATACCTAAAGATTTAACAGGAGAATTACCGATACCTACAAATGACTAGAAAAAATAATACAATGTTAATAGGTTTATTGGGTACAATCCTTATGGGTTTAGCTACTTGGACACTTATAACATTAATAGAGCTTCAATTAACAGTAACCATGATCCAATCTGATTTGATGTCTATTGATAAACAATTTGGAAGAGTTTATAATTTCATTGATTCTGTTAGGGGTAAATAATGAAATTTATATTAGTAATAAGTTTATGTTCTTTTATAAACAATCAATGTCTACCACCAGCACAAATTCAAGGGGAATATAATTCTTGGAAAGAATGTACAATAGCTGCATTAGAAATATCTAAGAAATTAGTAATTGCACAAGAAGATACCTTTGTTAATGATAACAAGGTAGCAACTAAATTTATGTGTAAAAAGTTAAAAGAAATTTAATGAGAGATAATAAAGCTATAGAATCCTACCTTAAAAAGCATTGGAAAAAAATGCAAGAAATGATACTGTTTAAAAACCTTATTAAAGAAGTTGAGATTGGTGCTAATGGTACTAAAGGATACATTATAAAACAAGGTATTAACAAGGGTAAAAACATTAAATGAAAACAATAGTATTATTTATTTATCATTGGTCTAGCAAGTTAAGTTCTTGGTCATGGCAAAAACTATATAAAAATAGAAAGACTGGACTTGGCTACAAAAAATAAAATTTGGAATAAAACTAAATCCGTAATGGCGGCAGGATGGTGTAATGTTTGTAAGAAAGAAATGTTAAGTGATGCTGGTGGCTGGATAGTAAACGCAGAGAAAAAACATTTTTGTCATGATGGAAAAGATGGTAGCTGCTTTGATAAATATATTAATTCTTTAAAAGTTTCTTAATTTTAAATTCTAATTGCCTAACATAAGACCTTAGATCATCTATGGTATGCTCTTGATCTTCTATCTTTAATCTGTATCTTAGATTCCAATTAATTCCTACAACACCTCTTTTAACTCTTGAAACTCTTGCCATATAGTTTGCTCCTCTGACCAATATCTTTTCTTGTTAGCTTTCATTTTTATTGAATGTAATACTGTGGTATGATCTTGCTTAAAGTACCTACCAATATTTGTTAGATTCATTTTATATTTTTCATTTAATAAATTATGAATAATGTTTCTTGATCTTACAATATCTAAAGTTCTTTTCTTGCCAAGCAATTCTATTTTAGAAACTTCATATCGCTTACAAATATAATCAATAATATTATCTATGGTTGCTTTTTGTGGTGATGAAAAAGAATAACCTACAATCTTAACAAGGTCATATTCATTTTGTTTTAAATGTTTTTTGGCTAACTTATAACCATTGACAAATGCGTTCTTGTATATTTTCTCTTCTCTTTTATTTAGATTTGCGTAATGACCGGCTCTCATTGCAAGTTTAATCTCATTGAATCTTGTATTTTTAGTCATAGAATCCCCTCATGTTCCTCTTGTTTTTTTTAATTATTAAAACTAATAACTAAGCTGTCATTAATTCTTCTTGTGTCTGCACTACTTTGTTCATCAATCTAATACTATCTTGATGGTACTTATTAGCTTTGATCTTACTTTCCAAGAACTTCTGATGTTTCTTTTCCTGTAAGTCTCTTAGCTTCTGCAGACGCACTTTGATCTCTTCCATCATGCTCCTTTTTCACTGTTGTAAAATCGAGTTTAATATTCTCAATTTTTACTTCTGCATTACTCCCATCATTGGAAGGATTTGCAGCCTTTTCTGCTGAATCAAACACTTCGGTAATTTGAAAACTACACTCTCCGTTTTTGATTCTTGTGTATTTTGTCATGATTTATCCTTTTTGGCAACCTCTTTTTCGATTAAAAAATCTATGTATTGTTTGGCTTTTTTTAAATCTTCCACTCCGTTTTTTAATCTCCAACGAGATATATACTTCACAACATTCCCTTCACAAAAATTTAATTTGTTGGCAATAATAAAATCAATAGGCTCTATTGCGTTAGCGATATAATGCTTTGGCTGTTTGATTGTATCGGTCATATTTTTTTTTATGTCCTAGAGGGGAAAACTAACGAAGGGAACTAAGAAAGAAAAAAACCCCTCTAAGACTATACAAATTTTCTTTTTAATTAAAACTTGTATTCTGGTTTATTACCAGAAATAGGTGCTTTTGGAAACCCCTTATTTCCAGCTTGTGAAGCATCATAATTATTGGGTGTCAATTTAATTTTGATTGCTCCAGTTAAATTACCAGCATCATCCTTTGCGTTCCATCCTGCAGGATTGTGCCAAGTCTCTCCAATCTTCGTACCAATGGTCCATTTCTTTCCCTCTGGTGCGTTAGGATTTGCAGGTGCTACCCAATCTGGATGATTGTCTGCTGTTTTGTTTTCGTTGGGTACTAAATTTACCCATATTACTTCTTCATTCATATTATTTCCTTTTGTTATCTTCAACTATTGTTGAACATTATTTAATTGTAATTCACGAGATTCAGCAATGTCGGTGACTTGTCTGTAGGCTCGTAAATTGTTTTTAAGTAAAAAATGAACACTATCTCTATGTTTATTCTTAGCAAGATTTAAACCTTGTATAGATTGAGCATTTTTAAGTTCATCTTTTATTTCATCTACATTCACAGATTCATCCATGTATGTAGGCTCTGCAGATTTCTCTACAGAATTTTGTTTAAAGGGTTTGGCTTCATAACCATCCTCATCTTTAATACCGGTTTTAAGATTTAACAGATTTAAGAACGCATACTTTCTTGAGTATGACATAGCTTGACCCGTACCAAACTTATCTAATCCACCCATTGCCGAGCAACCATCTACTAAAACAAATTGTGTTGGATCATCAACGTCATGTACTTTCATAGTACATACAACCATGACCATATTCTTATCTGTTATTTCTGTTAGGTAGCTACAAGTTGGGTACAATCCATTATTCAATAATGATTGCGTTGCAGTTTCTTGTACTGCGTCATGCAATAAAGGATTAAAGTGCATCCCTTTTACTTTTTCTGCTTTCTTAACACTACCAGCTTCAATACAAGCCGAGTGCAATTTTTGGTATATATTTTTTTTCATAGTTTTCCCTTTGTTATTTATTACAGTTTTCTTTTTTTAATTGATTGGTCCAAACTTTATCTTTGTCGACAAACCAAATATAAGATTTAGTGATGGTAGTTGTATTGTTTTCTTTATCTATAAAACATTTTTTACCAACTAGGACTTGCTTGTTTGCACATCCTACTAATAAAAATATTACAGATAAACATAGTATTATTTTACTCATGTTTCATTCCCCATAGGTTAGTTATTAATTGTAGTTGTTCTGGTGCTAAGTCTTTATAATAAAATGGATGACTTAGATCGGGTGCTTCACACATCATTGCAAGTTCTTGTATATTACCCTTGCAAAACATAATCATCTTTTCCCAGAATAAAATCTTCTCACACATTTTAAAGTAAAGGTGTTCCAGATGGTCTTTCTTCATTAACTCATGTGATTGGTCAAACACAATATGTTCTTTGTCATTGACATAAACTAAGAATGGTATTTTCTTAGTACACATATAGTAAAACGAAGTCTGTGTTAAGTTATCAAACGTAGGCTCAGTTGGAATTGGTTGCGAACTCATTTTCCATTCCTCTTTGTTTTTAACTTTTCTAATATTAGGTGGCTTAGTTTTTAATTCTATAAATTTAGTTTTGCTTTCATAATCAATTCTACCAATAATAGGTTTAAGCATAGTCATTTCTTTATGCTCAACATACCTCTCACAAACTAATTGATCTTTACCAATTATATCTTGCACAACCTTTTTAGTTACACCAATACAATCGTGTGCGTACTGTTGCATTTCTTCTCTGGCAAACTCATCCTTTGCGTCTACCGGTGGTTTATCTTTTATAATTTTTAATTCACTTTCAAATGCTGTTTTGTAATCTCTTTCTTCTTTTGTGAACGCAGTTTGTTTTATTGTTTTAGTTGTGTAGATAACATCAGCTATCATTTTTTGAACTGTGTTATTAACTAAATTTCCAAATGATGGTTTGTATCTAAATACAAATTTTCTTCTCACCTCTTGTGGAAAAGAATAGTTAATTATATTTTTTGAGAATGGTGATGATGTAGAAGAATAAGACCAATGATCTAATCCTTTACCACCATTATAAAAAGCAAATGCTTCTTGTATTAATTCTTCTTGAGTTTTCATAAGTTCCTTTGTTTTTTTATACACTTATAAACTAAAAAAATTACTTGTCAAATAAAATATATAATATATACCTCTATAATAGATCAATAAAGAAAGGAATTATGACACTTGAAGAATATAGAAAAGATAAGAAGCTATCCTATTATGTCTTTGGACAAATGCTGGGACTTGATGGACAAAATCCGGGAACTAGCGTCAATAGGTGGTGCTTAACTGCTAGAGTTAAAAGATTTCCTAATCCAGAAATGGTTAAGAAAATAGTAGAGATAACTAAAGGCAAGGTAAAAATTGGAGACTTATATGAAGCATGGTACAAAATTAAAAATTAAAAAAACAAAACATTTAAGTAAAGATATATCTACCTATTCTTTTGTAGAAGTTCGTTGGCTTGATATTGAAGGTGATGATGGTTGGTCTACTTTGGAAGTTTTACAAAAAGAAAAATTGCCGGTTGCTGTATCTAAAGGTTATTTATTAAGTCAAGAAAAAGGTGTGACTAGATTATTTAGAGATTATATTGAGAGCAAAGAAAAATCTACTATGGAAGATATTGGAAGCACAGTTATAATTCCAACATCTGTCATTGTATCAATTAAAAAAATAAAGGGGGTGTAATGAAATGTTTTTTTTGCGACACCGAAGTTAGATGGAATAATGATTTTGATTCAGAGGATATTGATCCAGATTCAGAATACACAATAACAAGTATGTACGAGTGCGATAATTGTAAGGCTTGGTACGAAGTATCTACTAATAAAAAGGAGACTAAATGACAAACGCTGGTATGTTTGAAGATGCTGAAGAAATAGAGAAATTAAAAAAAACAATAGATTTACTTGAAACTCACGCTACTATAAAAGATTTTCAAATACAAAAATTAAGAGAAGAGATAAAAGGATTAAAAGAAGCACTAGAAAAAACAGAGTAATAATAAAAAGGGGAACAATGCGTCAAGCTAAATACTTTGATAAGGACTTATATAGTAAGTTCCATAGAAAATATGATGGGATTGCTATGTGTGATGTAGATAGTGTAGAAATTTGCCAGAATAAAGGTTGCTGGTATCCACTTGCAATCATTGAGCATTTGTATGACGTAAACCAAACTAAACGAAAGTATACAACCATTGTAGAACACATTGGGAAAGCCTTAAATGTGCCGGTATTTTTGGTCTATTACAAAAAATTGACCACCGATACCCTATCGTTCCGAGTTGCTCAAGTACACCCCATTAGAACTCCATTAAACACCCATTGCGAAGCCGAGTGGGTAGACATTTTAAGATCAATCCACTCCAAACATAAACAAGTCTGTACCCATGCAAAATAGTCGTGCTTTCTTACATATTACTTATAAAATTTATGGTCACTTAGACAAGCTATCTGGGGTGAAAAAATCCCATGCACTAAATTGCTTTTTATCTTTAATGAAACATGCTTGGAAAAAGAATAACTATGAATGTGGACTTAGATACTCAACTGTTGCTAAAGACACCAAACTATCCAGAATAACTGTCAGACGCACCTTAGATACCCTAGAGAAATTAAACATCATATCTACTGTGCGAGGTAGGTCTGGTAAATCTTATAAGGTTAATGAGATATTCTTAAAATCAGAATCAGATGGATCAATTTTATACACTCCTAAATCAAAAATGTATAATTTAGATCACCCTTATGTGAAAAAAAGATCAGTATTAGTAGAAGCATTAAACATTAATAATATAGATAAAATAATAGGTACTTATAAAGGTGATAAAGAATCTATAATAGACCATTTAGCGAAGCTCCCCCCCGAAGAACTAATAGAGGATACTAAGAATCCATACTATGTAAAACTTGCTATAAATAGGAAAGAGGAATTGATTGCTGAAAATACTAAAAGTTATGTTCACCCACAAAAGATAATAAATGAGCTGACTAAAATTAAAAAGCAATCTAATCCTAGATACAGAGAGAAAGTTCAATTTAATAAAAGAAATAATTTAGACTATAAAGGCAACCCAAAGAAATAATGGCTGGTAGACCTAAATCAAAAGTATTCTGTCAATCTCTTAGACGTGATGGCAAACCTTGTTTAGCTAAGGGGTTTTTGTGTAAAAATAACAAATACTTCTGTCGTTTTCATGGCTTTCAGAATATATTAGGATTTCAAAAACCGAACTATACACATGACACTAGAAAAAAGCAACTTAGAAAACTTAAACAGTTCAAAGACCTTACCGAAGAAGCCTTTAACACCTACTATGAAGAAAAACTTAGACCTAGAATTGACAATAAAGAAAAATCTACCTACCATACTAGATTCATTAGTAGAGGGAAATACATTAACTCATTGTATAGAATCCAAAATCACAAACCCAATGGGGATCAGCTTAGGGAAATTTTACTCTATCTTAAAAAAAAATCCCGAGATTGAACAAGAAGTATTAGACGCTAGAAAGTTAGGTATTCAAACTTCTATTGATAGATTGCTTGAAATATTTAATCATCAAGAACTTGAAAACCCTAATCAAATACTATGGATAACTAGAAAAGCTGATTTTGTTAAATGGATTGCCGGTAAAATTACTGATTTATATTCAGATAATAAGGTCCAGAAAGTAGATCAAAAAACTGAAATGACTATTAGCTGGGAAAGTGATAGCGATATTATAGATGTAAACGCAACAGACGTTGATGTGCCTACACCTAATAAAAGTTAATCTAGTTCATCAACTTCATCAACCCATAAACCATCATCAAAATCACCTATACTAATTAAATTTACTTTTGTATTATTTACGGCAATATCTTCGGCTTGTTTTCTATCTTTTGCTTCAACTTCAACTTCATATCTTTCTCTAAATGATACATAAACTTTATATTTTTTCATAGTTTCCTTTTTGTTATTTTATATTTTCTATTATATTTTCAATATTATAATAAAGCTCACTACCTTTTTCTGTGTTCCTAGTTCCACCATCATCATTGTCTGGGTCTGTTTCAACATACTCAACTGCAACATCATCATGTAAACTGTCTATAAACATAAAATATAGTTCATCAGCTATCGTACTTGCTTTTTCTTTATTCATATTTTCCCTTTTTTGTTAGTTTGTTATTTTTATAGTAAGTGTAAATTATTCCCTTAGCACTTAATATATTTAAAAGAGTTTGTTTCATTAACTCATCTAAATTTTGTTTTTGTAATTGTTTAGTTGTCATAAAGTTTTTGTATTTGATTTTCTATAAAACAATTTTTAACATAATCATCATGTTTGTTTTTCCATAATTTATAAAAATCATCATTACAACCATTGTAAATAGGTCTTTTTAATTTGTCTTTTATTAGTTCTTGTCTTTTTTGTTCAAATGCAATCATCTATCCCCCATACCCTCATTTATTATTTCTATATTTAAAGTTGGATATTTATTTTTAATGTAAGTTTTTATATTCCATAAAGTATTATTTATATCCAATAAAATAACTTGTTTTTCAGTTCTAACATCAGTTATTTTATCAAATATTATCATATCTTTTATTTTTTTATTCATACTTAATTCCCTTGTTATATTGTTATTGTTGATACTATCATTAAAAATAAAACCATGACTAAGCAAAAAAAATTTAAGCTAGTCATTTATTTATTTTCCTCATTATAAATTGTAATAACAACATCATCATTATTACAAGCGTCATCTTCAATGTCACATTCCCACATATTTTCTAATTGGTCATTGTAAAAAACAATTTCTTTATTTTGGTCAAATCGTTTTAATCTTTCTATTAAGTTTTTAACTTTCATTTAATCTTCCCAATCTGTATTTGAATTATCCATTAAATCTTGTGGCAATGGTACAAAGTCAAGCATTTCATATAAGCCTTTTAACTTTACTTGCTCTAATTGTTGCTGTTTTACTTTGTTTTCTTCTTCTATTTTTAACAAGTCATCTAGTTTGTTTTTTAGTTTTTGCATAGTTCCCTTTCCATTATTTTTAATGATTGACTTGCACAAGTACCACAAAAAGCGTTTTCAATACTCATGCCTTGTAAATAATTTTTTTCAAAATCATTTATTGTTTTTTCTTTTACATGACTTTCAATAATATCATTTATGCTTAAACAAATATTTTCTTCATCATGTTTTTTATTACATTTTATACATTTTATTTTCATAGTTCCCTTTTTATTTGTTAATTATGGCTTTTTTATGTTCTCTAAACTTTCTTATTGCGTCTTTTTTTGTATAAAAATAATATACTTGTGTTTCCAAGTACCCATTTATATTTTCACAAATACGCCATGCACCCTCTAGATTTTTGTCTATTGTCATTATATCCCTTTCCATTTATTATTTATTTTTGTTGCTACAACCTTACACACATAACCAGAATTATATCTTATTCCGACTTTATCAAAGCTATGATTAGTTGCATATCTTTTTGCACCTTTTAAGGTCCTTGAAACGTCTGTGTAAATATTGTCTGGTCCACAAACTACACCATAAGAATTATTATTTACTATCATAATTATGCAACCTTTCTTTGTTCTATTTCTGTGTAATGTTTCCAATCAATCAAAGCGATATAATCTAAATCAGCAAGGTATTTTAAATCTTCATCTTTCCATGCTTCTACAATTTTATCTTTGTAATTTTCTACAACTGATTGAGAATATAAAGCTGATTTTCTAATATTGATTAAATCTTTTACTTTCCATTTCTCAATATTTAAAAGACTTTCAGCAATATTTTTTACTGTAAACATCTTTGCACAATCATTAATAGATGCTTCAAAGTCGCTTGACGGTCTATTAAATCTGTGTCTTTTTTCATCTTTTTTATTCATATCAAAGATTTCATCTCTGTATGGTGTCCATGTGATGTTGCTTAGTACGTGTAATTTGCTATATGCTTGATCTATTCTTTTTTTGATTTGTTTTTGTTCTTTGTTCATAGTTTCCTTTTTTGTTAGTTGTTTTTATTATAATTATTATTATGGCTTAAATTAGGCATTAATTTTGTTGAGTAAAACCACAGAACCAATTTTTGCCTTTGGTGTCCGGTCTACTACAATACCTTTTAGCTTCATCTAAATTTAAATTTGTTTCCATAACTTTTTGAGTTCCGGATTTTCTAAATTTAATTATTTTGTATTTTTTAACAATTTCTTTTATTGGTTTAATATGTCCATGATCTAGTCCATATTGTATAAAAGCATTTTTAAAGTTATCCATTTTTAGTTCCTATTGTTAGTTGTGATCTATTTTATAATAAATCCCTAAAGGGTCCCGTTTAGGACCCCTTAAAGTTTTATTACTACCAACTTAATTTTTTAACACCCTTTAAATCATTACTTTTAAAAAGATCACTTTTAAAAAACTGATTACAGCTTTTTAAATAATCTTTACTTAAATTTTTATGATCAACTATAAAATAGTTAAGTAAGTTGCTTTTTTTTGATCTTATTTTTTTCATAGTTTCCTTTTTTTGGTTATGATTTATTTTATAATAAATCTCTAAAGGGTCTATAAAGACCCCTTAAAATTTTATTATTTTAATTGTGTTATAGAAATTCCATCTTCACTAATAAGCATATAACTCTCAATATCAGTATTATTTCTAAAAACCTTGTCGTGCTCAATTATTGCGTCAATCCAATCTTTAGCTTTTACGGTTAATTCTTGTTTTCTTAATTTTTCACAAGTGTTTTCTTTTACCCATGAATGAAATTTTGCAACACTTATTTTAAATGTTTTTTTCATAGTTTCCTTTTTTTTGGTTAATTTAATCATATTGTTTTTTTTCATAGTTTTAAGGCTAAATTTAGGCGATAATATCATCTGAATACAATCTTTTTTGTTGTATAGAGTAATCATTGTCTAAATCTTTTTTAATGTTTTTTTCATGCTCTATTGAATTATAAAGATCAGTAAATTTAGAATGAAATTCATCACTAAAATTATTGCTATTATTCCAATCAGTAAAACGATTAAAATCATGCAATGTTTTATATTTAGAAATAACATTTTTTAATAGGTGTTTTTCGTTGTAGCTAATTGTCATAATTATTTCCCCCCTTTATTAATATTGTCTTTTAAATAAAAATAATCAGTAGCAATATAATTGTTTGGATAAGTACCAATTTTGTCATGAAAATAATTTCCAAACTTATCCATGCAAGGTTTGCAAATATTAACACCCATATAAACTAAAAAGCCTTTATGAATTTCTTTTGGTTTATCATTACATATTTTACATTGTTTCATATTTTCCTTTGGTTGATTTGTTTTAAACATAATTAAAGTTAATAAATTGGTATGGCATAACTAAGGCAAGAAACTAAGCCTAGCGCCTTATTTCTGACACTATTGATGTGTGATATATTTGCAACAATATTTTAATTGAGTTGATAAAGATCGTATCCATTAATAAAGCGTCTTTGTTTTTTCTCTACGAGTTAAGCAACGGGACAGTACCAAACAATTTTTAAAAGGTTTAAATGATTTGTACCGGTAACGCTTTCTTATCACTAATACATTATAGATATGTTTTACCTAATACTTGTTAGTTTTTGGTTTTTTAAAGAGGGGGTATACCCCAAAATATTCCCACGGATTTCTCTCTATATATACACCGAACATTTTCACACATACACAGACAGTTCTCCTAAAACAACCCACCCCCTTTTATCCACACTTAATCCAAATTTTTTATTTTACTATTTTTTACAAATGAACTAGATGTAGTATATGGATCACCTTGACTTAGAAGATGTAGAATCAATCTGTTATATTGAAGAAGGCAGCAACAATGTAATAATGAAGTTCTATGGATTTACTGCTTCTAAACAAGCAGAGCTATTTAGTGTCTTTGCTATGAAGAAACTAGACTTTGATTACATACCAAATGATGCGTATAGGAATAATTCTATACACTAGATATGGATATTAAAATCCCCTATACACCAAGAAAGCATCAGAAGCTATTACACCAACAAATTGATAAACATAGATGGAGTGTGCTAGTTTGTCACAGGAGATTCGGCAAAACTGTCTGCATGATCAACCACCTTATTAAATCAGCACTTACTTGCAAAGAAAAGAACCCTAGATTTGCCTATCTTGCACCCACATTCAAACAAGCAAAGTCTATTGCATGGGATTACATGAAACAGTTTACTGATAAGATACCCAATACAAAATTTAACGAAACAGAACTTAGAGTTGATTTACCTAATGGTGCTAGGATTACTTTACTTGGATCAGATTCACCAGATGGATTAAGAGGTATCTACTTGGATGGCTGTGTAATTGATGAGTATGCTAATGTCAACAGTAGGTTGTTTCCAGAGATAATTAGACCGGCTTTATCAGATCGTAAAGGCTACTGTGTCTTTATTGGTACACCAGCAGGAATGAACAACAACTTCTATGAATTATACCAACACGCTAATGGAGCAGATGATTGGTTTAACTACAAGGCAAAAGCATCAGACACTAAGATTGTGGATGAAGAAGAGTTGGTCAAGGCAAGAGAAGTGATGGGTGAGAAGAAGTACCTACAGGAATTTGAGTGTGATTGGATTGCTAACATTGAAGGAGCAGTATATGGAGATGTGATTGGCAAGATGGATGACAATAAGCAATTAACTAGAGTACCATACGATCCTGCACTACCAGTTTCTACAGCATGGGATTTAGGTGTGGCAGATCATAGTGCTATTATCTTCTATCAGCAGAACGCAAGTGTCATTAACATAATTGATTACCATGAAGAGAGAGGTCAAGGATTACCATACTACATCAAGATGGTAGACAACAAAGATTACGTTTACAAAAATCACTTTGCACCACACGACATTGAAGTAACCGAGTTTGGCAATGGCAAGACCCGGAGAGAGGTCGCCACACAATTAGGATTAAGATTTAAGGTAGTTCCAAAAATACCCCTTGAGGATGGCATACACGCAACCACAATGACGTTACCAAGATGTTACATAGATACAGACCATTGCAAAAAGTTAATAGATGCGTTAAGACATTACCACAGGAGATATGTAGATAAAGATAGAATGTTTAAAACAAAGCCTGTACATGATTGGAGTTCACACGCAGCGGATGCTATGAGGTATCTAGCGGTGGGACTTCAAGAAATAAATACTAGACAAACTGCTCCACAAGTTGTAGCAGATAATAGTTACACAATTATATAGAATTATTATGGGATCAATATTTAGACCAAAAACACCACCTTTACCACCGGTACAAGCTCCACCAGAAGCTCCATCTTCAGAGTTGTCTGATGCAGAAAAAGCACAAATTAAAAAAGATAGAGATGCTGTGGAAAGAAAAAGAAAAGGCAGAAGGTCTACAATACTAACTGGTCCACTTGGAATACAAGAAGATCAAGAAGATGCAACCGACACATTGCTAGGAAAAAATTAATATGGCAAGAGAAAGAACATACGCACCAAACAACTATAGTAGTAGTACTGCAAAATCTTTTTCTGGAAAAACTAATACTGCTCAAAATAATAACAAAGATACCTACAGAACTACAACTCAATACAAGAGTACACCTGTTAGCGGATCAACTTATGCAGCAAGAAAAGCTGCAGTTGAAACTGCAAATGCCGCTGCAGCATTTAAAAATTTAAAATATACAGGAAGTAATGCTCCTTCAATTTTAGGAAAAATTTTAGATGCTACTGGTGTTTCTAAAAATACTTTTAATACAAATTTAAGTTTATATAAAAAAAGTGTTATGAATAAAAATGGTTTTAAAGAATCAGAAAAAGATTTTAAAAGATACATGGCAGAAAGAGGTTCTGGAAAAATAGATGCTATGGGAAGAACAATGCAAACAGGTGGTGGTAGTGCAGATAATAAACCAACTATAATTAAAAAAAATATTGGTGGAAACACAATTCAAACTACTGCACCAACAGAAGCAGAAGTATCACAATCAGAAGCAGCCAACGCAGATGCAGCAGCTTTAAAAGTTAAAAAAAGAGGAAGATCACAATCTATAATGACAAGTGCAAAAGGTATAACTAAAACTTCATCAGATTATACTTTGGGTGTAAAAAATTTATTAGGAAGAGTATAATGGCAAAAACAGAAACAACTACAAAGCTACTAGCAAGATTTGGCAGACTAAATTCTCAAAGAGTTAATTGGGAAAATCATTGGCAAGAAGTTGCTGATTACATGATGCCAAGAAAAGCAAACATTACTAAAAGAAGAACAAGAGGAGATAAAAGAAATGAATTAATTTTTGATTCATCTCCACTACAAGCATTAGAATTATTAGCAGCATCACTACATGGCATGATGACTAACCCATCAACACCTTGGTTTACCCTTAAATTTAAAGATTCAACAATGGATCAAAATGATGAAGCTAAACTTTGGTTAGAAAGTGTAACTGCAGATATGTACACAGCATTTAATAGATCAAACTTCCAACAAGAAATTTTTGAATTGTACCATGATCTAATTACATTTGGTACTGCAGCAATGTACATTGAAGAAGATGATGAAGATTTATTAAAATTTTCTACAAAACATATTGCTGAAATATTTATAGCTGAAGATGATAAAGGTAGAATAGATACTGTCTACAGAAAGTTTACTTTATCTGCTAGAGCTTTAGTACAAAAGTTTGGCAACAAGGTTTCGCAAAATATAAAAGTGATGTCTGAAAAAGACCCATACCAAGATGTAGATATTTTACATTGTGTATATCCAAGAGCAGACTTTAATCCTAAATTAAAAGATCAAGAGAATATGCCATTTGAATCTGTGTATTTAGAAATGGGTAGTGGTGACGAATTATCTGTCTCTGGATTTAAAGAGTTCCCTTATGTAGTTCCAAGATATTTAAAAGCATCACACGAAATTTATGGTAGATCACCTGCAATGACAGCCTTACCAGATGTTAAGATGCTAAATGAAATGTCTAAAACGACAATCAAAGCTGCACAGAAACAAGTTGACCCACCACTATTAGTTCCGGATGATGGATTCTTACTTCCTGTTAGAACTGTACCGGGTGGATTAAACTTTTATAGAAGTGGTACAAGAGATAGAATTGAACCATTAAACATTGGTGCAAACAATCCATTAGGTTTAAACATGGAAGAGCAAAGAAGAAATGCTATTAGAGAAGTATTCTATGTAAACCAATTACAATTACAACAAGGTCCACAAATGACAGCTACAGAAGTTGTACAAAGAAACGAAGAGAAGATGAGATTACTTGGACCAGTATTAGGTAGACTACAATCTGAATTATTAAAACCATTGATTGATAGATGTTTCAATATTCTATTAAGAAAAAATCAATTTGCAGAAGCACCAGAATTTTTATCGGGTCAAGATGTAGAAATAGAATATGTTTCTCCATTAGCTAAAGCACAAAAATCTACAGAACTTTCATCAATAACTAGAGCATTAGAAATACTAGGGGGTCTAGCAAATGTAGCACCTGTATTTGATTACATTAACTTTGACGCATTAGTTAAACACGTTGCGGATATTGTGGGTATGCCACAGAAGTTATTAAAATTACAATCTCAAGTTAATGCTGAAAGAGAACAACAAGCAGCACAAGCTGAACAACAACAACAAATGGCACAGATGCAACAGGTTGCACAAGCCGGGGGACAAATCGCACCACTAGCAAAGGCATTACCGGAAGAAGCAAAAGCCTTAGTGGAATAATATGGAAAACAAGGAACAAGAGAAACAAGTAAGAGAAATACAAAAACATTTAAAAGAACTCCAAAAAGATTATCAATTTATTTTTGCATCAAGTGAAGGTGGAAATGTTTTGGCTGATATAGAAAAAAGATGCCATTATCATACTACTACTAATGTAAAAGGAGATAGTCACGAGAGTGCATACTTAGAGGGACAACGTAGCGTCATTCTATTTATTAAATCAATGCTACAACAAAAGGATAAATAATGTCAAGTGAACAGATAACACAAGAAGCTGTGCCTGTAGAAACAACAGAAGCAGTAGAGCCAGTTGCAAAACCAAATGTAGTTAGTGGTGGAGATACACCAGTAGCAAATTGGAAAAGTTCTATTAGTGAAGAATTTAGAAGCGACCCTAACATTGAAAAGTTTACAGAGATAGATGCTTTAGCAAAAAGTTATATCAATGCTACAAGAATGATTGGTCAAGACAAAGTTGCTGTACCTAATAAAAATTCAACTGAAGATCAATGGAATGAAGTGTACTCAAAATTGGGTAGACCAGAAACTGCAGACAAGTATGCTTTAAATATTGAATCAGAAGCAGTAGCTATGGATGAAAATGCAATTAAAAACTTTGCAGAACAATCTCATAAACTTGGTTTAAATAATACACAAGCTCAAGGTATATTAGAGTTCTATAAAAATAATATGGAAAGCAATATGCAAAGAGCAACTGTTGATACTGAAACTGCACAAGCTCAAGCTGAAACAGAATTAAGAGCTGAATGGGGTAAAGAGTTTGATAGCAATGTTTCAAAAGCTAGTGCATTAGCAAAAGCAAATATGAATCCAGAAATACTAGATTTACAAATGCAAGATGGTACTAGAATTGGAGATCATCCAGAAATAATAAAAGGCTTTGCAAAGATTGCTGGTATGCTTTCAGAAGATAAATTAGTTTCAACTGAAAGTGAAAGTGTTAATTCAATGAAAGATTTACAATCAGAAATATCAGCTATTACTAATGATACTACTGGACCTTATTGGAATCATAAACACCCAGATCACGCAAAAATGGTTCAACAGGTTTATACATTAAGAGAAATGGCTCAACCTAAAGAAGATTAATAATTTATATTCCTTGTAATATAATAAAATATATTATAAGGAATTAAATATAAGATAACTCGCAAGAACCTTATTGATGACAGAGAATAGAACTGTAGTCTAAAAGACTTTAAATCCAAGAATTGCCTATCATTATTGATGGAGAACTATTCTGTTTTTTATAAATATAACAATAATGATAAATAGGAGACAAATATGTCATCACAAATAACTACAGCGTTTGTAGAGCAATACTCTGCAAACATACAAATGTTATCTCAACAAATGGGATCACTTTTAAGAGACGCAGTTAGAAATGAATCTGTTACTGGAAAAGATGCTTACTTTGACCAAATTGGTAAAGTTACAGCAATTCTAAAAACTAGCAGACATTCTGACACACCACAAATCGATACACCTCACTCAAGAAGAAGAGTTAGTTTAGCAGATTATGAATTTGCTGATTTAATCGATCAACAAGACAAAGTTAGATTGCTAATCGATCCAACTTCATCTTACGCAAAAGCCGCTGCATACGCAATGGGAAGAGCAATGGATGATGTTATTATCGCAGCAGCACTAGGTTCAGCTAATACTGGAGTATCTGGTGGAACAGCAGTTGCATTACCAGCAGGTAATATTGTTGCAGTTGGTACTGGTGGAGCTAATACTATGAACATAGCTAAACTAGCATCAGCAAAAAATATACTTGATTCAGGTGATGTTGATCCTTCAATCAAAAGACACATCATTGTATCTCCAACAGAGATTCAAGATTTGTTAAACAATACTACAGTTACTTCAAGTGACTTTAATACTGTTAAAGCATTGGTTCAAGGTGAAATTGATAGTTTCATGGGATTCAAATTTCATGTATCTAACAGACTTGTTGATAATGGAGCATCAAACACTCAATGTATTGCCTTCGCAGAAGATGGTATTTTACTTGGTATTGGTAAAGATGTAACTGCTAGAATAGACGAAAGATCAGATAAATCTTACGCTACTCAAGTGTACTATTGCCAAACAATCGGTGCAACTAGAATGGAAGAAGCAAAAGTTGTTTCTGTTCTTGCAAACTAATAATAGCTAAAATAAAGGAGAAATAATATTATGGCTAATTCAATACAATACGCAAAAACTCAAAGTACACCTTCTGTAAAGTTGAATACTAATGAGTTATCTGGAAGAGTAAGAGTTGCTTTTGCTGAATACGAAGCAAGTGCAGAACAATCAACAATCACTATGTTTACAATACCTAATGGTTGTAGGTTATTATCTGCTGCAGCATCACATGATGCATTAGGTGGTTCTACTACATTATCAGTTGGTTACGCAGCTCATACAGATGCAGACGGAACAACAGTTGCTCTTGACGTTGACGCATATAAAGCGGCAGCAGCTTCAACAGCAGCAACAAGTTCTGATGCTTTAGTTACTATGGCATTAGGAAAAAATGCAGTAGTTGATGCTAACGAAGATGGTTTACCAGTTACAGTTACATTAGCAGGTGCTAATGCTACTGGTACTATTCAACTTCAAATGTTTTACGTTTTAGATTAATACTTATTTTAGGGGGTGGAAGCGAGAGTGGAAACCCCCTAGAGTGCATGAAACAAATTAAAGATTTAAAACCTGTATTACATCTTAAAAAAGACAATTATATTTACAGGTATGTATTAGTAGACAGATTTCAAAATGATGGTAAGAATCATTATGGTTTTGACACTAAACAAGAAAAGACAACAGAAGAAATTTTTGCGTTAAAAAGTAAT